AGAAGGCTGAGATTGCGTCAGCCGTTGACGCGGGATGGGCCATCGACGATAAGGCAGGTAACGCGCTCGCAATCGCCTACATGAGCCCAGGGACAGATATCTACTTGCTCGATAGGCTGTATAACCGCTTTGACCACAGCGTAGCCGGGCGACGTGTTACGCGCGTTGCGACGGTTGAAGAGTTTCTTGACCGGGTGGAACGAGAAGGAGGAGCGGCATGACAGATACAGTGCAGATAGCGACGCGCGATGTGGTGGCAAGCGACGACACTTCAGTGCTTGTGGAGCGCTTCCGCCAGAAGTATCCTTACGGACACCGCGAGTTCTTGACGATTGCCGTCAAGGAGGCCCAGCTACACTCAGACAAGAATCACGACTATGCCAAGGGTGGTGATGCGCTCGGTAACTTCAAACGTGTCGCTGCCATCTTGGCACAGTATCCGGAGCTCAACGCGGGCGACCCTAAAGTCGTGGCGCTCACGTATGCCTTGAAGCAGCTTGATGCCGTCTTGTGGGGACTGTGCCAGAACATCGACCACAAGGTTGAAGGGCTGTATAGTCGCTTGCAGGACGTAAGCGTGTACGCAAAGCTTGTGATGTGCATGCTGTTGGACGAGAATGGGAAATGAGCGCGAAGGGGCAGGTAGTAGCAGTAACAAACGAGAGGGTACACGAGTGGGTGCTTGCGGGGAAACCGTGCGCGTTTTGTGGATCGGCACCACGGATTAGTACGGCCTTTCTACACTGTTCCTCATGTCTTGGGGAGGGGCACTTTGGGCATGCGCGTGGAGACTTATGTGAACATGAATGGGCTTGGCGCCTTAATCAGACCCTACGTGATATCCTAAATCGGGATGGCAGTTATCGTGCCAACAGCGATTGACACTATCGAGCAAGCCCTCATTGAGATCGAAGCGAAGCTCACGGCAGCGTGGCGCAACAACCGCTGTCTCACGTGCCCGATTGGCGAGCTGGCCGCGCTTGCTGCTGCTACGCGAACCTTCTACCAGGAGCAGAAACATGGCCACAGCGGTAGGAATAGCCCCTCCAGTCCTCCAGTTCCAGGCAATGACGGACATTGGAGTCATGCATGGAGACGAGATGGCCCTCGCCTATGATGTGATCCCCAACGCTGACGCACTCGCTGAAGCGGTACTCGCGGGACTAGCAGAGACTTGTGCGCACTGCGGGCGAGTGGTTTGGGTATACAAGATCAAGACTTCTGATGTTCCCCGGGTGAGTTGGTTCCACGAGGCGTGCTATAAGGACCTGTCTGTCGCTGCTAAAGTAACGAAGAGATAGCTACATGGGCTTGCCCACCGTGCCTTGGCCTCGTCAAGGGTATACCACGTAAGGCTGGGAAACACGTCATGCTGGCCTTCGGTGACCATATCAACCCGACCCACGCCAACCGCATCCGGTGGGGCACCCTCGATATCACCCTTGTAATAGAACACCATGATCCGTCCTGACGTTATCTCCGCGAGATACGCCCAAGCGTCTGGCGCCAACGCTAGACGGACGAGAAACAGCTCTTTACCCTCACCACACGTCGCCAGCTGTGCCCCCTGAGCATACTCAGTTGACCCGCTGAACGTCTTGAATGGGAATGGGACGTCGATAGCAAACGCGGCCGCGCTCGTCAGCAGAACGAGAAGTCCTGCGATCATACCACGCTTCATGAGTTGCCCTCCTTTACGGGTTCATAGACTACGACGCTCTCTACCAGGTCCTCCGGTACAAAGGTACAGACGATTTCATCATCCTGCTTCAGCAGCGGCGCTCCCGTTGCATGAGAGTGCTCTAGCTGAACGACTCCATCCGTAATGTCAATGATGATCCCCCGCTCCCGCCACGTCGCCAGGCAGCCTAGCCCTCGTGGGCGATCACGGTAGTTTGGAATGGACTGCCGCGCCTCACCGGGGTCTCTCCACGTCAGCTCGACATACTTCCCGAGATACGTCCGGTTGATCTTCATGAGTAGGACCTCTTTGGGTCATATTCAACGTGTAGGTGCTCGTTGTCCGATGCTGGGTCCTCGTGGAGGACGTCGAAGTCTTCGCCAAGCGCCGTTTTGACGTCTGCCACGATCACGCTACGGAGTGTCGACGGCATGACGTCATTCAGCCTGAAATCCAGGGCATTGCCCACATAGTGTTCTGAGCCTGACATGTGGCCGCCCTCGATGCTAACGGTGATGACACAGTCGCGGTTATGCTTCTGGTAGACGCTCGCGACTATCGTTGCTGCGAGGACGATCTGTGGTGTCAACCCCAATATTCGGACGCCCGGCTTCAGACTCAGCATTGCGGTATTCCCTCCACTGCTTCCAGCCCCCAGCACGCACCGCCGACCACATGAGCCACGCCCGCCAGCGCGGCTCGCCAAGAGTCACAATAGCCTCGTAGAAGACGCTATCTGCTTGTGCCCGCGTTACGCCATTGGTCTTGTAGAGCCAATCGTGGATCACCGCAGCTTCATGCGCTGTGTCGCCGGTAAGCAGATACGCCAGCGGTATCCGGGGCACCGACGCGCAGTCGGTCTGGAAGCCACGCGGCACGATGAGACGCCCGCCAAGGACATCGCTTCCATAATGGAGCGGCTTGGTGAGTTGCCAGATCGGGCGCGCGTCTTTCGTCGTGCCAATCTTCTTGACTTCCAGGCTCGTATAGAAGACTGCCATGCTACGTTCTCCTGTCTAAGTAGTCTGAAATAGCGAGCGTTCCGTGGTACACGAGCTCCCCAAGCGCAAAGAACGCATGCACGCTATGCCAGGCCGCTTTATGTGTCTCGTTCATCTTCGTGAAGCGCATCCCTAGGATCACGAGCAGCGCCAGCATGGTTAGTCCCTCAAGTGAAGATGCTTTTCAACCTTTGTCAAGCGGTCATCGATATGCTTTACATGGTTACGGGTCAGAAGTCTGTAAATGGCCGCGCAGAACGCTGTGGTATACAGATACGAGCCAAGGACGATGGTTTCGAGGAGTCCCATTATAGCACCGCGCGACATGCTTGCAAGACTTCGTGGTTAATCTGGTACTTGACGAGCGTGTCAAGGGCCGCGTTGCACGCATCCAACGTCTGGAACAGAAGGATGCTCACAAACTTACCGCCCCACAATTCAGAGATTTTCAGGAGCACGACTGCTGTGACCATCTCAGGTGACCATTTCTAGCAGGAACTCTGCTTCCCTGCCCTCTGGGATACTCTCCGGTGGCCAGCTTGACGAGCACGCTGTAACGACCGGGGCGTCCTCACCAATGTAGCCGTGTAACGCAAACCAACCCCTGAAGCCGATAGACTTGAAGAGCGGCACCCACTCTTGCAAGTATGGCCCCGGCGGGATCACGTCATTCTTACGGAACCATGCGCCTGACGACCACGGTTCAGTGCCGTCTGGAGTCTCGGGTGCATATGGTATTCCAAGCGTCCGACACCACTTGCGGAGGTAGCGACGGTCGCCGACAAGCAAGTCGACAGTAGGTGTCGGTCCCAGCGCCACAAAGTGATGCTTGCGGCGCAGCTCCTCGAAGAACAGCGCGTCACGGTGGGGAACCCATGAGCGCTTATTACGGACCACTTCAAAGCTACTATCAACGACCGCCAGATCAGTAACGCGAGCAAACGCCCATAAGTCGGCCTGGCGGACGAGCGGCATCCCGGCGCCTTCACCGTAGAGGACAAGCTGGTGGCCCGTGCGGAGAATACGCCCCGCAATCTCCGCACCGTCGCCGCGTGGGCTAATCCACAGAATCTTCATTATTTAGTCTCCCCACCAAAGAGCAGCTCACGCTTCTGTTCGCCTTTAAGCCTGCGGATTTGCTCCTGCCGCTCTATAGCAGTCTTGGCTTCGCGTGTTACACGAGTACCGGAGATGTCCTGCGGGGCAATCTCCCAGCCTGTGAAGCCCTTCATGGCAGCAGCACCCCAGGGCGTGCCTGGCTGCAGGAACTTGCCTGACTGCGTATACACTCGCGACAGGAAGAATGACTGGAGCCCAACGACGGCTGCCGTGTTCATGACGTAGATTGGCCTGCCGCGCCGATCATATGTCTTCTTGAAGCCCACCATCTCTTGGAGCAGTGTGGGCATCTTGTCAACCCAATCGCCATAGGCTTCACTGATCTTCGATCGGGGATCGAGCGGCTCGCCCATTTGGATGTTCCACTGGAAGGCAAGTGACAGCGCGCCGCGGATCATCGGGGCGGCGCTCCACATCCAGTTGTTCACCAGCGCTGCACGGTAGGACTTCTCACCATGCGCACCCGGGAGAATACGGTTCAGGTCTTCCATTGGCAGCCCGAGACCAACAAAGTAGAGTGGTTCCCCATTTGGTGTGCGCCCCAGCGGCAACGCGAGACCTGAGTTGACATACTCTGGGAGGTACTGGAGATCCTCAGGTGGCACGTCGCCACGTGCGGCGAACACCTTACCGAGAAACGCCTGGTAGCCGGGGCGCGCAATGACGGCTTTGGCTTGGAGGGGTAGGTTATGGCGCATGAACGTATAGAATGGAATGGCGCGCCGCAGCAACCCGCGCTCAACGGGCGACAACATGTCGTAGTCAAAGAGGAACTTGTTGACCCTCCGTGCGGCTTCATCGGGGCCATAGCCACGCCGCAGGTAGGTGAGCCAGAGAAACATGCGCGCTTCGTCCTCAACCTTGCTGCCAAAATGCTCAGCACCGCGGGAGAACTGTGTCAGCGGATTACTTGACGTGACACGCTCGATCTCACGCTTGGTTGACGACATGATCTCCAGTTTGCCTCTAAACTCACCAAGGACGCCGTGGGAAGTTGCCAGCTCGCGAAGGTGGTCGAATGTGTAGCGTTCACCAAGCTGGGTGACGAACTCGCCCTGTTTGCCCAAGAGGATTTGCCACGCTTCAACTCGGCGGGGCCCATTCAAAGCGACTAACCCAATATCGAGCGCGCTATTGACAACATTGGTCGTGTAGTTCCGCGCATGGAAGCTTGGCCAAAAGATGGTCAACGCCCGCTTGGTCATGTTGAGCATCTGGTCGTAGCCGGTTAGGAGAATCTGCAAGCCACCTTGGACGCCCGGCTCCGTGTACATGCCGAGCGAGGAATTGATATCCCGAGCAATCGCGCGTGGGATCATGAGGTCCTTGAATTGCTCCAAGCCCCGGATCTTACCAATGGTCACGAGGTCTTCGTCCATCCAACGGGCGCCTAGCCCGATCTTATGGCCTTTGGCAATAGCAGCCTGCTGGAGCGTGCTGAGTGGATTACCACGAGCAAGATCCGCTACAGCAGAATTCCAGACGTGCCCTTCGGTCTTCGTGAACCCATACTTCTGAACTGTAGACTCCAAGAACTCTCTCGCAAGGAACACACGCTCGTGAGCAAGGCGACGCTGGGCGAATAGCTGGAAGGCATCCTTCGTGATGGGCTCCAGGCCAGCCTTCATCCCCTCTTCAATCGTGTCGTAGGTGCGCTGTAGATTTTCGCGCATGCCTGGAGATGTCATTCCCGATCCCAGCCCCGTAAGCGGCTCGACGCGAGGATTCTTCCACAGATGGCGCATATACTCACTACGCATGGTTGTTGCTAGGCCAGCGCTAATCTCCATCTGCCGCATGTTCTTTTGAGAGGCGTCTATGTAACGCGCAATTGCTGCCAAATCCGGGCGGTCAAGCGCGAGCTGGTCTATGCCACCGCGTTGGGATCGCTCGACAGCATACGTGATCCGTTCGCGCGCTACGTCGTCCAGCGGGCCGGTCGCCATCCGCGCAAGATCGGCTTCCTCGTCGAGGATGTTAGCCTTGACGCCGTGGTACGAGTTGATGAAGCCGTTCTTGTCCTCGATGTATGGTAGGTAGTGTGCTACAGCGGCGTCACGCTGGAAGATTTGGCGCAAGGTCGTCAGTCGGCTTTCACCCTTCTTGGTATAGCCGAGAGCTTGCTCCAGTTTGTGGAGCGATTTCTCCCACCCGCGCTCTATAGCAGCAATGGCTTGCTTGCTTCCGGGGATCGCCTTTCCCGCGAAGCGTACCGCATTGGCATCAATGAGGTCGCCGCCCTGACCTGCGCGAATACGCACCTGGAGGTTCGCCTCAGCGATAGCGCGCGCGGTCAATCCTTGCGCGCCGTTAGCTTTTGCCCGCGCGATCTGCCTAACCAGCTCAGCCTTGCCAGCGTCGTTGAGCCAGACACGCGGCAGCAAGATACGATCAGGGCGAAGGGTCATCTTGGCCCCAAGCTCGATGGCGCTGCGGCTTGCGCCAACGGTGGTGTATGTCAGCGGGTCGAGCCCGACATCCATAGCGAACCCTAAGACCCCCCGGCCCGTCGCTAAGGTTGTGGGCTCCCCATATGACATATGCATGCGTGGATCACGCCGAGCACGATCAGGGTCGTCGTAGTATGGGTTGACTTGGATAGACCCCAGTTCTGGTAGCCCAGCTTCTTTGAGAACGTCTCCAAAGTTGTATTGTTCTTGACCGGTCAGCCCGCGCCAGGCGCCAGCAAACTCGCTCCCAGGCGTGCTGGGATCTTTGAATGCAGCCATGGCAGCGCCAGCGATAGCATAATTGGGGCGTAGTGCCAAGTCCAGGATACGCATCATCAGCCCGGGGCGAGGTGGCTCTTTCTTCTCGGAGACACCGGAGATGTCCGTGCCTAACGCTTCCAACTCCGCGAGATCCTTGACGTTCTGTTGGTCAATCTCACTTGCGCGCTTCCACGTCTCAGCGTCCATCTCGGGCATTGGCCCGTACGTACGAGAGGTGAGGAATGACCCGGGCCCGAGTCTTGGCGGGCGCGCACCCGCGGGCTCTGGAGGGTAGACTTTGGGCGGTGGCGTTACGAGCCCTGCGACCTCTCTTTGCATACGCTCTGAGAGGCGCACAGAGGGGTCGCCAGGCGTAGTTTTGATGGGGGCCGCTAGGGGGGTGGCGGGTGTAGGCCGATCGTTGATCCTGGAGCCACCTGGGGCCGCTACAGGGGAAGTCGGCTTATAGCCCCGCAGCGCGGCTTCGAGCTCAGCTTGGTCGCGCGGCTCGCGGTCAAGCTCAACTTCGTAAACCCCGGCGTCCGTATCTACGCGATACTTTGGCATTATTCGATCCGTTTGATCGACTTGACCTTAGGTGGCGCTGCCGGCCCCGACGACCGCTGGAGGGCTGAACGCGCAGCGTCCACAGTGCGCTGAACGTCTCCGCGCGCCTGCTTGAGTGCGTCAATCTCTGCCCGGGCCTTCTGGGCAAGCGGCGAGTCAGTCACGATAAAGATTGAATACTCGCGCTCTAACGTAGTGATTTCACGGCTCAAATCGCTGGCCTGACGCCCGGCGTCAAGCAAGAGATTGTTAAACCCTGCGGCGTCATAACCCTCACGGCGCACGTTAGCCATCAGCTTCGCGATCTTCTCTCGGGTAGTATTGGCTGCCGTCGCAATCTGGCGAGCATTACCTAGCTGGGACGTAAGCCGAGATGCCTGCTGGCGGCCCTGCATGGCCTTCTGGAGATAACCACCAATCTGCGGGAACAGCTTCGCGCCCTGCTCTGGCGCACCACGAAACATGCCAGTGAAGACGTCAATCTCTCGCGCGCCCAGTGGGTCATACTCTTCCATACCCTGGCGGTACTGCTGGAGCGGCGCAAGGAAGGTCTCCATGTCTGAGATAGCGGCAGTCGTAGCTTCCCGCCGCTTGATGCGCGCAGTCTGTTCGGCGCTTTGCTGGGCTTGCGCCCCCCTGACCATCTCTCCAAGCCACTTTGCGCCAGCCATGCCGCGTGGCTCAAATGGCGTGAACGCCGTCGTCGCAGGCTCATGTTCCGCCTGGACGCCAGGTGCTGGCATAGACGTCGTGATCCGTGTGGGTGCTACTCGACGAGCGAGATCAGGATTGCCTCGTAGAATCTCGTTAAGCGCGGCAGTCTCTTCGCCGCCCTCACGGGCAGACGTCTGGCGATCAATGTCAGCCTTGGCTTGAGCCTGTGCCATGTACCCCTGAAGAGCGCGCCCACTTGCTGTTTCGCGTGCCTCCTCTTCCCGGCGAGCGCGCTCGCGCTCATCCATGCCCTCCAGGGCCACACGAGCGACTGGAACGAAGCCCGAGTATTTACCGTTGGCCATAACTCGTCTGTCCTTCCGCATTCGGGTTGAACGGCGGCGTGCGTACACTTGGGCCCATGGGTGGGAAGCCTGGTGTTACGCCCATACCACCATCCTTGGGAGGCGCCTTCTTCTTCTTACCCCCAAACATCCAGTCGCCGAGACTCTCAAAGCCCTTTCCAGCGAATCCTTCAAGCATTCCGGCTTGGCGTGGGATGTCCTGTGTCGGCATGCCTGTACCCGCAAGGCGCCCAATGTAGTCACGCTGCTTGTTCAAGAAGTCGAGCTCCTTCATTGCCAGATCGAGATTGATCTGATTGCGCCCGCGCGTGACCGTATCTTCGAGCCAGCCTGACCCACCCGCGCCGGGGCGAGCAGAACGCGCAGCCTCTTCGGATTGCTTGTAGAGCATGTTACGATACGGCTCAGGGAAGGCGCCACCGGGGGACGCATACATCTTATCATAGTCCGCACGGGCGCGACGCAGCTCGTCCATTCGGAGCATGCGATCCTGTGCGTACGGGTCAAACGTCTCCCGTGGCGTACCAAGCAGTGCATCACTGAGCCCGGAAAAGAAATCCTGGAGTGCCATGATTACTCCTTATTGAGCATTCCGCGTAATCTCGCACCGGCACGCGGCTCAAATCCCTCAGCCGAAATGCGCATCACTTCGTCAATGACGCCAGCCTTTTGTGCTGCACTTCTAGCGGCAAGCTCGGTCATGAGTTCGCCAAGGGCATCCTCACCAGCGCTGCGCTCACTTTGGGTGCTACTGACGCCCTGACCCCTATAGCGCGCATACCCGGCCTTCTTACGAAACTCGTAGTATTTCTTGTGTTCCGGCCGGAGCACGCCGCGATCAAGCATCTCTTTCACACGCGAACGAGCGCGATCACCACCCGGGTACGCTGAGATCTGTCCTTTAGGCGGCGGAACACGCATATCAAACTGGAGCGCGTGCTGAAGCTCGTGGGGGACAGTTGATGCGACTGGCACGAACTCTCCCGCGCCGGCTAGAGTTTTAGCTTTGGGGTCAGTAAGGGTATCCATCACCAGTTCGTTTACTTGGATTTGGTGTGGAAATAAGGATGAAGAAGCCCTCTCAAAAGTTGGATTGAACTCTCCAAGTGTGCCCGTGAGGGGACGTTCAGCGCTTGCTGTTGGCACACCATATCGCGCAGTCCCACCAGACGCTGTCGATGTCACTTCGTTGAGTGTATAGGCAGCCGGTCGCCGCTCCAGTTCGCCATATATCTTGGGATAATACTTCTGCACGTATTGCAGGAGGCGCGGCGTAGACTTAGCAGTCAAGATGCGCGCCAAGGTGCCAGTTGGCATCCCGAATGCCCCACTCGCGGCATCGCGAGGGTCAGCAGCCGGGGCAAGAAGCTTGAGTGCGTTGACAGCCCCGCGCATAGCACGCTCGCCGGGTGTGAGCATCACTGATCCGCCAAGGCGGGGCGACATGAACGGGCGCCCAGATGCACGTTCCATCTCGCTCGCTACGATGCCGCCAAGGCCCGACGTCGGGACGTAGCCCAGTTCGTCTTCGGGTTGTGCTTGCACGCCCATTGCCATTAGCGCTTCTCTCCGTCAGACTTTTTCTTCTTCATTTCCCCATACATACCGAACTCTTCAAATGCGGCATCATAGAATGTCACGTCAACTTCGATGTTGATGGGCGTTCCAGCTTGATCGACTGTGCCATAGACGCGCACAATCTGTGCCGGTCCCAAGCGGGGGAACAGGCGCAGGTTCACAATGGTCAGCGTATGTCCTGCTGTTGTCGCATCACCCGTCACGACAAGCTGTGACGTCGACGATGCAAGGATCTGTGTGGATGCCATTATCCTGGCCTTGTCGTCGGTGCGGCGATCAGCGAGATTGGTGGAAAGATTTCAAAGCCATAGGTTGCCGCTTGGAGTCGCACCTGGACCCACTTGGTTGTACCACCGAAGATGATGTTTGACAGTGTGGCAATCGTTGGCGACGCGGCAAGTGAATCGCGCTGCTCAAACGATGCACTGTCAAAAGCATGTGGATGGTTGGCGTAGCGCACGTGGACCTGGATAGCGACGGTCGACTTGTAGGGGACGCTAATGCCAATCCACTTGGTGACCTTATCACGCGCCTGTGTCCCGATCCACGGCAGGTCGATGTACGCTGTCGTGTCGGTCCCAAGCCAAGCGCCAGACGTTGCTGCGCCCATCCGCCAGATATCGGCGGCGTCGTTGACAGAGTACAGCGTCTCACGTACACCGTCGACGTAAGCTTCCGTCGCATAGTCAGCCAACTGGCCCATCCGCGACGGCCACACGGCGTCACCAATATCTTGGGCGCGCACATAGTCGAAGACGATCCCGTTCGTCGTCTGTGTAGGGTCGGACTCATCGACTTCACGAAACCAGAATCTGACAGTCTTCGTGGACTCGTCGCGGATGCCTACCGTCCACTGAGGCTCTTCAAGCCAGATGTCTCTTAAGAGTGGCGCAACCTTCTCTGAAACGTAGTTACGCCCAGTCTGGCGTAGCATGTAGATGCCGCGCTGCCACGGGAAGAGCAGCGACCCGGATGGCGTCTCCACCAGGGCGAGCGGCGAGTCGATGCCATTCTCCGTCGACACAACCGACCGTGTGGGTGTCCCATCAGTCCCAACCGTCCACGCTAAGACGGTATTCTGCATGCCGACAATGACGGCGTCACCATACTCCCGAACAGCCGTGATGCGGTTCGTGCGGCTGAGCGACTGCGCGCCACCAGACATCACCTGCGTGTTGGTTGATGGGAACTCGTCAGGCTTGCTTGCTGGTGAGTAGAAGAGTGTCGAGAGGGCCGGGTCGCTATTTGAGCCAGCCACGGGCACGCCGCCAAGGATGATACGATCTTTGTGCGCGCAGCCAACCTGAGCAGCAGGTGGGGCGTCAGCATACAAGAAGTAGATGTCATCAATGTAGATCACGTTTGTAGCATCATCGTTAGTGATAACCATCGAGGCCACCGTAGCCCAGTTCGCGGTATCAGCGGCGCGCGCAATCGACGCTTGATGCCATGTCCCGTCAGCGGTTATACTTGAGAGAGTATGGGCGCCAATAAGTGTCCCGCCACCACCTGGGGCCGTATAAAACCGCACGACACACTGGTTAGCCGTAGCCGCTTTGAGATACTTAAACTGTATGAAGTCTGTAGTAGCAAACTGTGTCCCACCATAGGGACGCGGCCCAGCACGAAAGTCGCGTACTGGATCAAAGTCAACGGTGCTTGTCCCACTCGTCCCTACGCGGAGCGCAGACGTTCCCACGCGCGCCGGAACTGGCAAGCTCGCATCCACAATGAAGCCAGGCGATCCACCCCCAGTATGTGAAACCCACGTTTCCCCGGCGACGGTTCCAGAAACAAGCGGGCTGATCGGCTTGCTACCCAGCGGGAAGAGATGCGGCGTAGCATAGTTCTGGCCATCCCAACGGAAGTGTTGTCCGTATTTGAGCGGGTTATCGCGCCCGTTGAACAGCACGAGCCACTGGTCGTACACGCAATGAGTATTCAAGTCGGTCGCGGTGCTGCCTGTGCGCCGTACAGCAGTTTCCGTACCGGGCGCCCCAGACGTATACGTGTAGTAGTTACCATCGGCACGGTGAATGAGCAACTCCGTGACATACGTGAGTACGCCCGTCGTCGAGTTATACGTCGCGTATGTAAACGGAGCAAACCACCTCACGTTGCTGGCTGTCCACGTGATATCGGCATCCAGCTCCGCGTCAGGCTGCATCGTCGTTGGGTGCTGACCAGATGTATCAGACGTCAGGAGCATATTCAAGGCGTCGTCGTAGTGTCCCTCCGCGATCAGCGTTCGCGGGGAGTCGCGGTCGATTCCCTTGGCAAACGAGCTGAGGACCTCAGCGCCCTGGGCCTCGTATGGCATTAGTAGTCGCTCCCGACGCCCATCTCTTCTGCGTCTTCGGTGACGACACTATCTTGCGACTGCCGGCGACGGATCGTCGAGTTGATCTGTTCACGAAGCTGCTTGATCGTGCGCGCCTCATACTTCTCAGCAATGTCAGGGCTGACCTTGGTCAGCATGATTGCGCCAGCGATACGTGACAGCCAGCGGTGGTACTCGCGTGGGATGATCGGCGCCATCGCGAGAATATGGGTAGCCGCTGCAAGCGTAGCTGGACCCCAGTTCGACACCATGGTCGCAGCCGTGTCGCTCGTGATCGCCGCGACACGGGCATACCGTGCATTGGTCGAGATGCTCGCTGACGTTACGCTGTTGATACTCGGGATCAGCTCGGCACGCTGGCTCTGGTCTTCCGTGTAGACGTTGTCCGTCACCCACGTGGTCGTGGTGCCCGTGAGCACTTTCAGTCCTTGCGTGATTCCCACTGTTCCCGCCAGGCTATACGTGAGCGGCTGGAACATTGGGATGTAGTCGATTTCCAGGTTGAAACTGCCATTGACCGGCGGGATGAGAATCAGCGTCCGCTCGCCAATGATGTCCCAGTAGAAGACCAGCCCGTTGGGGTCGGCTTGGAGGGGAAGCGACTGGTCGCTGAAACCCGACTGCTCGGCGTCAATCCAGTGGTAGGTTTCCTCTTGGGCGTGAACGAAGCGCACAGCACGATTGTTGGTACACGTGATGCGGATGAGCTCAGCGAAGTCAGGCGGGAGAGTGAGCTTATTGGTCGTCGATGAGAGCACGAGCGCCGTTGATGGCGTATACGTCTCACCATCGCGTGTAAAGGCAGTCGAGGACGTGTTAAGGGTCACCAGGCCCCACTTCTTGTGGACGAGCCTGAATTCGCGTAGGGCTTGTTCGTACGCCTCGTTGACCGCGTCCTGGGCTTCTTCGTCCGACCAGTGGCCCGACGCGGTGCCACCAGGAAGAATCGCGTCAATGCCCTGGCGGGCACGGCGCATCAGCTGCACGACGTTCATTAGCGCCCCTTTACATAGGTGGACACGCGCGATTTGCTGGACCACGCATACCGATCCCACACTTCGCCAGCCTTATAGCGGATGCCATCCTGACGAGCCTTGACAAGACGCCGCTTGTGAGCGTCATCTTCACGCTCGGCACGGCGCCAGAGGGGATCAGCGGAGGTATTATGCAACGACCACGTGTCAGCTTCTTTGAGACTGTCTAAGAGCCGCTCGGCATCAAAGCCCTCACGTGGCACCATACAGACCAGCACGTGACCCTCTTCACGGCGCCGGCCAACGTCAGGCGTCCAGTTGATGCCGCCAGGGCCAACCGAGCCGATTCGCCCGCGCATGGTCTTGCGCTCGACGAGGACAGCAGGTTGCTCGTTTGAACGGCGCACACGGAGAGCTTTGTCGTAATGGCGTAGTCTGCGTTCCGCTCTTTCCAGCGTCATGTTATGCTCCTCGTTTAGTTAAAGAACTCTACAATCATCCCACTCTGGGTGATGTCGTCGGTATCAACACCCTCACCCGTAACCTTAATGACCACGGCGCTGGAGAGTGTTTCACCTGGGGCGGTGATATTGGTCTCATGCAGTATTGTGGTTCCGTACTGGATAAACCATTCTGAGGCGGTTTGCGTTGTCGCGTCAACACGGAGTACCTCGGCAACATAGCGCCACGTGTTCGCCTGACTCACCGTCATGGCGACCGCGCCCAGGGTTGTTGCACCGAAGTACAATCGTACCGCCTTGGCGTTTGCGTTGTTTGCCGTCGTGCCCCAGGCTATAATCCTCACCCCGCGCCCGGTCGCGTCCATAGCATTCGCCGGCAGGGTATATGACATCAGGGTATCATCACCAGTCGTCACGTTACCGACCGGCGTGATATTCGCGTTGAGCGTTCCGCCGACGCGCGTCGTGCCAGTTGCGCTCGCCCCGGCGAGAACATTCATCGTGCCCGCGTTCAGCGTCCCCAGCGTCGTGCCATTCGTGGTGACTTTTAGGACGCCGGCAGAGTCACGAGAGATCATTGTATCGAAGGTCCCAACCACAGGCGCGGCGGTCGAGCTCCACCCAACGCCAAATCCGCTGCCTAGTACCATCTCACCCGACAATTGCATCCGAGCCGCCCCGGCAGCCGCAAAACCCGTCGCGTCAGCAGCTGGATGATAAAACCCGGTGTCAACGTCTCCAGCAAACGTCAGACTTGGTAACGCCGCCGTGCCAGCAGCGAGGAGGAGCGGGTTCGTAATCGTCAGCCCACTCGCGCTTTGCAAGCCATTGACGAAGATGGTCCTGAACACCTGAACCGCGTTCCCGAGATCAAGCTTGTCGTTATCCTCGGGGATGAGATGCTTCGTGAGAGAATCGGGGTTACGCGCCATGGCTCCACACCTCTTTGGGACTCGCGTTAAGTAAGCCTTGGAGCCTAGCAACCTCAGCCTCTAGCACCTCGACCTTGGCTGCCTGGCACAAAAGCGACCACACGTACATTGCGATCCGTTGTTCGACTGGGTTCATGGGATTATCCTCCTATGATTCTGTTCCAACCACCAATAATCCGGGCCATCGCGGCCACCAAGCCCGCCTCCTCCGCCCCAAATGCCCCGTGCGTTGGTTCCGTTGCCACGCTCGGGCGCACGCGGACGTTGTCGAAGTACGCCGTCGCGGTGCGCGTCGTTGTGATCGAGGGGCGGATGCAGCCGAGTGTGCTGTACGCAGGGCTCGCGTTGAAAAATGCGAGATCCGTTCCGATCAGCGTCCCGTCGAGGTACAGGTCGAACGTCCCGATCGTCTTGATGCGGATGCTGACCATGTGCCAGGCGTCCCATGTGATGTCCGCGAGCTGCGTGTGGGACGACCCGTTGTAGTAACCGATCTTGTTCGCAGGATTGCCGTAGAACGCGACCCACGGTCCGAAATTCGCCGACACGTTTAGGCCAATGCCCGACCCCGTAACGAGACCGAATACGAAGTTGTCGTTTGCCGCCGCACCGCCGATCGTGTCGATATACAACGCACACTCAAAACTGTGTGCAGCGCCGACATTCGGCGTCCGATGATCACATGCCATAACGAACGACGTCGCTGTTGGCTTGTACAATCGGCCCGCGAGGCTCACCGCGTCGCCTGGAGACTGGACATCGCAGAGGGCGTGGATCAGCGTGTAGGACCCGTTGATATACGCCACGGGGAGCAGCCCGTCGCCGGCGGTCTTCTCGGCCGGCATCGCGTGCTCCAGCGTAGCTTCCGCTGTCGCCATTCCGACCAAGACGTGCGGCCGGGTCCACGTCGCACCGCTGTCATCCGAGCGGCACCAGTAGATCGCGCGCCCGCTGGTGTAGGTCCACATGACGATGACGCCCGTGGCCCCATCGAACGATACGCGCGGTGAGGTGACCCAGTCGTGGACCCTCGCGGCGGTGTCCAGAATGACCTCGTCGCCCCAGGCGCCCGCCGCACTACGCTTTCGGTAGCGGACTACCTGATTGACGTCCTGATACGCGACGTGAACCGTGCCGTCGCCCGGCCCAGCAGCGTCGATGCGCGACACGAACGTGTTGTCGCCGCTCGCCGACTCTACCGCCACCAACGTCGCGTCGGCGTCGGCCGCGACCACGCCAGCCGCCGTCACCGTAAAGCCCGGCGCGACGATGTCCTGCGCCCACTCGTACCCGACGACGTACATGGCGCCGGAGGCCAACGGAGCGAGGACCCCCTGCGCGTCGTCGCCCACGCCCGCGTAGGCGACCACGGGGAACCCCGCCGTCGTGCTCCACGTCCCGTCGACGTTGTCGTTCCGAATGACAGTCGCGTCGCCAATCGCAGGGAGGCTCGCGTTGTCGTCGGAGTAGCACACCCAGGCGTGCCCGTCCGTGCCGATGCTGAGATTGAGGTCAGTCACGATGACTGCGCTCGCAAGCGCCGTCTGCCAGTCCGCGAGCCACGTGATGGTGCCATCAGCGTTCGGCGTCCCAACGCGGTACTCCAATCCACCGTAGCCCGGGTCAGGAAGGGCATAAATGATGTTCTTCGCGACGTGGACGTAGGTGCCGTCATAGGCCACGTCCCATGAGGCGTCCCGCTGCGGAGAATCACGAAGGGACGTGTCGCCCGTCCACGTCACGCCGTCCGTTGAGGAACGGTAGTACATCGGGAACGGGGGCGTGCCTCCGGAGATGTCGGCCCAGACGAGCCAGTAGCGCCCGGCGGCGACGAAACACTGTCGCTGCTGTGCAATCCTCGCCGTGAAGGGCGCCTCCGACCCGGTGCCCGTGGACACGGACGTAAGCACAGCGGAGCCGAGCGGTCGATCGCTTCGCGCCTGAGTCGCGCTGAGGTCGACCGTCGCCCCGCCGTCCGGCGTGCCAATGAACCATGTGCGCCAGCCCCACGGCTGATCGCCCGACGCGCCTTTGGAGAACGACGAAAATGCGAGGAACACTTCCTCGCCGTCGCTCGCGCTCACCGCCGCGGCGTTGCCGTAGTAGAGGTAGAGCGTGACCGTGCCGGAGGCGGCGATCGACGGCACGCGCGCCCAGATCGTGAGGTCCCCGGCGCCCGAGTCCCAGGACTCGACCCAGTGGGGGATCAGCGTCGTGCCGTCGGCCAGCGTCACGCGGAAGTCGTCCCCGTCTGCCTGGGCGGAAGTGAAACTCCCACCAGAGATAACCACCTTGACCGCATACTCCGTCAGCGCGGAGCCGGACTGCTCCGTGAAGGTCACCGCGCGGCGGTAGAGCCACGCGGCGTCGTACCAGCCCGCGACCGCAGCCGCCGCAAGAATGCCTGCGTACCACGCCGCCGCCTGCTGGCGATCCGCCTGCGTGATCGCCCCGTCCGGGAGTGGCAGCAGCCAGCGCCACGGCAGGCCGACGTGGACGCCCGACGCTCGCTTCTCTCGCGTGTCGAGATTCGCCATTAGGGCCCCGTAGCGACTTCACCTTTATCGAACGTGGTGGCATCGTCGCTCACAGCCGCCTTCTGATCCACCGTCGTCGCGTTGTCAGCGTAGAGCGTATATTGCGTGGCGGTCTGTGTTACACGATTCCGCCATGCCTTATAGAGATAGTTGAGCTTCGCCGCGAGTGTGGTCGTGGCAGCAGGTGTGCCCTGGCCTGGCTCAGCATAGGTGTCAGTCGCGACCGCGTCAACCACCTCAGCGTTCACGTCAGCCTTCTCCTGCGTGCTCAGCGCAACGTTGCCAGTCTTCGCGCCGATGTCCGAGTCCATCCGCCCGCCGACCAGCGCCGCCGGGATGCGTCCGTCGAGCGTCGTGCCGGTATCCACGAGGATCGCCGCCGTATCGACCTTCACGGCCGCGATGTCCGCGCTCATGTCCGTGCCGGCCGGCGTCCCGAGCTTCGGCTGCATGTCCGCCGTATCAACCAGAATCGCGTCGACATTCGCATCCACGACCGCAAGCGCCGCGTCCAGGGTCGTCCCCGTGTCCACGAGGATCGCGTCCGTCACCGCCGGCAGATTCGCCGCGTCGAGTTCCGCGAGGCGCGCCTCAGTACAGACGGACGCCAACGCCGCGCTGTCGGTGCCACGCATCGCGGTGCCCAGCGGCGCCGTGTCACGGATCGCTTGCAGCGAATCGGTCGTCCGGTCGTACACGGCCGTCCCGTCGTCCATCATCTGGTCAATGTACGTACCAGCAACAACGGCGGGGATCGCCGTAGCCGTTCCGACAAGATGGTCCAGATTCTGCGCGACTAGCGCGTCATCGACCTCACTCTGCACCTCGGCATCCCACGCGGCGTTCCACGGGACCGCTGTCAAGCCTGCCCCCGCCACACCGATGTCGTCGGTCTGGGCTTCAATAGCTGCGATGTCTGCCGAGATGCTGACACCAGCCGGTGTCCCCAACTTGGGCTGCATATCGGCCGTGTCGGTCAGAATCGCATCCACGTTCGTTGCGAGCGCGGCCACGTTCGTCGTCACGCCGGCAACATGGGTGAGATCAACCTCCGGGACGCCGGCCACTGTGGGTGTCGCCGGGGCGGTCCCCAGCCACTTCGTCACGTCAACGGTCAGCTTGGCGGTCCCGCCCGCATACCCGGTGCCGTCGAAGAAGTCCTCCAGGTTGGTGGAGGCTGTGCTCCCATCGATGAACAGATCATTCAGAGCTGCTCGGCGGAATCCAATCGTGGGACCACGCCACGGGAGCACGCCCGTCGCCACGCCCGTGAACCACCCGACACCCTCGGTGTTGTTGTTGATGGAGACGCCACCCGAGGCGGGGATCTCTATGGTGTACATGCCTTTATCGGCGACGGGCTCGGCCCAGTCATAGTTGCCGCCGGTCGTTGGTGTGACGGCGGTCCCCGTGACGGTACCCGCAGACGTGACGAAGTTCCACGTCAACGCCATCCCAGCCGAGTTATAGACGACAGCCGTCTCAATCGTCTTGAAATCGGTGTCGTCAATGAGCGGCATAATATTGACTGGCACGACGACTGCCGTGTCAACATCGACCCAGAGATCAGGCATCTTAGACTCCCGCCGCCGCCGTCGTAATCATGCAGTGCTCCTATTGTTGCGCAAAGTAATACCACGGATTGCCCGCTGCCCCGCCCGCCGCCTTGATATCCGTCCCGACGACGACCCACGCGACGTTCCAAATGGTCCACGTGTGGGTGACTGTGCCCCCGCCAACGTTCTCCGACGCTCCGCCGTCCTGGGCACCGGCGCCGCTCAGGAACCACAGCAGGGTCTGGCTTACCGTCCCTGTGCCAGTCGGCGCCGACATGACACTCACGGTCGCGTTGCCACTTGTGCTCGTGATCGAGAGCGCCGCTGACGTGCCCGTGCCCGTCGCCGAGGTACTGTTCGGAAACGTCGTGACCCCGCCGGTCTGGTTGACGTTGTAGTAGGACGTGGCGTTGACGATGAGGCCGATCGTGTTCGAGTGCGTGATCCGGAGCGTCTTGTTCCCCTGTGCCGGGTTGACGAGCCCGTACAGCGACGCGCGACGATTCCCGGTGTTCGCCTGATCTTTGATCAGCGTGAGGGCCTGGTTACTGCCGCCCTGATCCCACGTGACCGTGACGGTGCCTGGATTGCCATCGCCACCCCACGCAATCTCAACGAGCAGCGCAAGGTTGGGCTGATTGCCGACGGTCAGACCCGTGTAGTCGCGCGGGCCGGCGCCGGAAGCAAACTCCGCCCGTGTCCCGTTCGCATCGCGTAGTACGTCCGCCACGCTACCGCCTCCGTCGAGCTGGAGCCGGAGATCCGTCGCCGGGAGCGGCGTCCCGGCCGCGAGCGTCGTGCCGCTGGCGGGCGAAGAGCAGGAGCGCGAGGAACACAGACGCCTTCTTCATCAAGAACCTCAAGTCTTTGGTGTACTTTCCCTTAGCTCGCATCATCATCCCAGTAATAGACACCCCAGACAATCGTACCAGTACCAGTGATAACGATGTCCAGGCGATTGCCGGCCGTAGTGGCTAGCAGGAACTCAGGCGGGTTCGTTGGCCCAATCGCTACACCCTCTCGGCTATTGAACGTCCACACAGGCGTGAGTATTGAGCCTGCGGCTCCGTCACGTAGTGACGCGGTCATGGTGTCGCTTTGGCTCTGCAACTGATAGGCGAAGACTTTGAGCTTTTTGCTGGCAACAGCCGCGATGATCTGATCGGTGGCGGTGTCGCTGCCCACGGCGACCTTGAGCGTCTTCCCAGACACTAGAGTCGCGTCGGCGCTTTCCAGCTTCTGCTCTAGCTCAGTCAGCAGAGAATTGAGAAGACTATTCGTGCGATCAAACGCCTCGCCCGGCATTACCGCACCTTACAAATCAACCGCGGCACGTCACCGCCCACAGCCTGCTCCCACACACGCCGCCACCAGTCTTCGCCCTTACGCAGCGGGTAGACGTCCCAACCGTCAGGGAGCGGAGCCGCAGATGGCCATAGGAGAATCGCGCCAATCGGGGCACTGCCAGTATCTCCCTTGGCGCCTTTCGGTCCCGGGGAGCCCAGCTTACCCTCCGGACCCTGTGGACCCTCAGGACCGATAGTCCCGCGGGGGCCAACGGGACCAGAGGGGCCAGCAGGCCCAGGCACGCCTTTGTCACCCTTTGGGCCTTGGCTACCAGCAAGGCCACGCGGCCCGTCCGGGCCTGTCTTACCAATCGGCCCCGATTCACTACGTGGCCCAACCTCACCACGTTCACCGCGCGCGCCGACAGGGCCTACAGCGCCCCGAGGGCCGGGCGCACCAACGTCCCCTTTAGGCCCCTGCACGCCAGGCTCGCCCTGTGGGCCACGCGGGCCAGGAACGCCCTGTGAACCCTGCTTGCCGTCCGGGCCAGGCGGGCCGGTCTCTACGATACGCTTCTCTTCGTTTCCACTATAGATAGGCATTAGGCCATTCTCACCTGCACCGTCGCGCGGTTCATGGCGCTCGCGGTGGAGAAGAACACAGAGAGTCCGTCTGAGAACCGCTCCCATAGGGGCTCGCCACTCCCAGCAAACTCCAGCGTCCCGTTGTCGCCAAGCGCCTCAGTCAGCAGATGAATGTTCCAGAGCTCGATGGAGGCAGCGATTCCCGCAGTGGTATCCGGTGCCGTTGTGGCACGGACGTTGACCGCATAGTACCCATCAGGGATGTCACCAAGACTCGACGTGCGACCCCAATCCCACGGTGTGTTGAAGACGAGCAGTTGCTCGCCAGTTGTGTACTCAGCAGCGCCTGTACCATCGGATGCGTAGAAGTCAGTCGCCGTGAAGTTGGTCCAACCTGTACCAGCCGAGTCGCTATACCGCACCGCCCGCGTGGGGTTCGTCGCATCCGCGGATGCCGTGGAGACGTTGAGCGTGACACAGTTGAATCGCTCGCGGCTTGCCACGACGTAGCCATCGTTATTGGTCGTCGTCTCAAGCGGGAAGTCGTCGGTTACCGTGTCCTGCGCGGCGGTGGTGTCGTCGCTATACTGTGTAGCGCCACCGGTATCGTCCCACTGGCCAGCAATCCAGAGCCGATTGGGCACGCGCCAGCCGATACCAACATTCGCTGCGCCACCGCTCCGATTGTGGAGGGACGCATAGAGTACCACAATACCCTCTAGCTTGCGATCGTTGCCGTTGTGGTCTTTGAACGTACCCGGAACGTAGAGAAGGTTGGTATCCGTCTGATGATACGTGCTGCGGAGTTTTCCTGTGGGTGTGCCTGTGAACGTCTTGTAGATTGGCAGATGAGGCATGATGTCTCCTGGGGAGTAGACCCCACGATTGTGGTACGTGATGGCTCCCGGTGATGGACTCGAACCACCACCGGGAGCTAGTTGTTCTTACAGACCTTCCTGTGTTGCGTGCAGCTGGACGCCCAGCGGATAGGCGTTCAAGAGCCGCCGCCCGCCAAGGATGTTCTTACGCGGACCAGCAGTCCTGCGCGGCGTATAGCGGATCTCCAGCCCGAGGAAGCTCACTTCATCGGCTGAGAAGGTGCCAATAGCGTCAGCCTCCACGACCAGCCCAACCATCGCGCAATCGGTATCGAGCGTGTTACGGTTGAGTATCCCAAAGCCCGTAGCCTGGAGTGCCAGCGCATCGTCACTGGAAGCGTCCGTGCCAATGACAGTATTGAGCCCCGTGCCGGTGCCACCAGCGACGTCCGTCAGCGCCTCGTCTTCCGCAAACTGCGTGTAGGTGACCAGCCACGTCATGATGTCGGTTGTGACACCCTGCGTCTGCGTCCACCACACGCGGAAGCGGATCTGCTTACTGCGATCAACATCTGATGGCATCCAGATGGTTGCCCAGCTGTCGCCTGCCGCATTCACCTGGCCACCCGTGAGACCAAACGTGCTGATCTCCTGGAAGACCGGGTCACCGGCTGCGACGCCCGCTCCTGTGACATATGTCTGGAACGCCTGAGCAGGGATGAACTCCCGGTGCTCAAGCCAATCGACGTTAAAATCCCTAATCAAATCCGTCTCCTTGGCCCACTATATGCTACGGGTGGGCTTCTGTTTATGATGGAGCCCCGCCGTGGAGTCGAACCACGACCTGGTCGGTTACAAACCGTCCGCTCTGCCTGTTAAGCTAACGGGGCTCTAGCCAGATTACTCTGCGTACACTACGAGGACACGCACGCCGCTGGCATCACCAAGGGTCGTCCCCTCGATGTCACCGTCAGCGCCGTTGTCCACAACCGACCAGTACAGCGCGGCCATGGGGATCGGCTCAGGAAAGACAACCGCTGTAGCCCTCGCGGTCGCTGCCGTGTTGGCCGCGTCCACGTTAATCATCGCCACGTAGCGGGTGGTCCCCTCGGTCACCGCCGCCTCATAGAAGAGGACTGCGGCATCCTCAACCTGCGCCGCGAGCGACTGCGCGATGACCGCGATCAGCTTGACCGCAGTCGTCTCCAACGTCACGGCGTTCGTGCCGTCGAAGAGACGCGGGGGCATCACGCGGATGTTTGCCTCCGTCAGATCAGCCCGAGACGCGATGCGCTCGACCATCTCAGGCACCAGGGACAGGCCCTGGTTGTTAGGCGCCCCAAACCCGCTGGCGATAAAGCCTTGCAGCTGGTTGAGAGAAGCCCCAAGGTTTCCGATAGCCATTGTTATAGCCTTTCAAAGGAGCCTTGAAGGGCTCCATCTGCGTTTGGCGCGGGCGTCGAAACTCCAATTGGGTCATGCCGCCGCACGCGATTATTGTTCCGGATGCGCTGAAGCTCCATCTTCTGCTCAGGCAATCCAGAGCGGTCGATGAGTTCCACGCGCTGTGTCTCTTCTACGGGGATAGGGTCTTCGGGAGCGCCAAGCTCGGCGCACCCTAGCTTGTACGCGGTCTCCAACGTCACCGGGTCCACGCGATACATTGAGCCGTGGATAAGGATACGCGCGACTCCCAAGGGAAGATCGAGCGTATCCCGCACCACGATAGCTTCGCCGTCTACGACCCCTTCGTAGGGGATCAGACTGCCATCCGCGCCACGGACACGGTTAATCACTTTCACCAGTGGCCCCAAGCCGGGCATGTTAACTCCTTACTCAACGTGAATGTTGTTGACCGTCACATCGATACCATCCCACCGGATGCACTTGTTGGGCGCATCGAGGAAGAAGTTATCGACGAGATAGAACAGCCCGGTGGCCGTATGCGTCGCGGCGGCTGGAAGCAGCACGGAGCCGCCCCAGTCTTCGAACTTCCCGGGCACCACGGAATACCGGACAAGCGTCGAAGGGTCGATGCCCATCAGCATCCCATAGGGGAAGTTGTAGTCCACCTTGATCGGCATGGTCGACCACGTGATCGTCTGACCGTACTTGCCCATCTTCGACCCAGCATCGGGGTTGACGGAGCCACTACCATCGTAGCGGACGTCGCCCTCGCGGAGGGCCAGAAGCTGGCGCCGCACAGCCTGCTCGCACAGGAAATACTGGATATGCCCGCGCCCGCGAGCATACGCCACGTCGATTCCCTGTTGGAGGATGTCACTTGACAGCGCGCCCACGCTTGCGAACACGTAGGACTTGAGCGCATCCCAGGTCGTCCGGTTCAGACCGAAGTAGTCCGACACATACGTGCCGTCGTCGATCATCCCCAAAAGACCCATAGGCGCCTGATACCACGAAGTATCCGCGACGTCCGTCACCGTTAGCGAATGCGCGCGGACGAGGACGTCGTTGTCAGCAAGCGTCGGGTTAGACGCCCACGTGACGGTGATGTTGTTATAGTTGCTCGACGGAGCGACGGCTGCTACGGTCCCAACTGAGTTGGTCACGATAGCGCCAGTATTGATGGCCGCGATGATCTGGCCAACTTGGAAGAAGCGTGAACCGTTGCTCACGCCCGTAGGCATGGCCACCCCGCCAGGGGTGTCCACCCCAAGCACGCCAGCTGTATCGTCACCCGTGGCCCACCCCAGGACGTCTGCGCCATAATGGCACATGGCCTTGTTGCGGATGTCCACGAGATTCTCGACAAGGTGATCCATGATGAAGCTCAGCGTCCGCACGAAACTTCCGCGGTTGGTCTGAGCCTGGTCAATGGCTTCCTTGGTGATCTGGAAACGCGCTGCCGACTTGCGGAACGGGATCGTGAAGAACCCGCTCTGCTCGGCGCTCGGGGTGGGAAGCTGACGCCCCTCACCCACGAACCCGATACCGGCGTGGTCACGGCGCAGATGCGCCGGAAGAATAACGCGCCGCCCGTCCGCCGAAGACGTATCGCCGTCGGTAAACAGGTCAAGCGCTACAGACTCTGTGTGAACGAGTTCGACGATGTAATCCTCGTACTCGTCCTTCAACAGAGGGTTAACGGCGCTGAGGTCCATCATTGGGAAACTATCTCCTTACTCTTCACCCTGCTGGGCGGCTTTGTCAAGCCACCGTCCAACTGCCTGCTTATGGAAGGCAGCCTTGCCAGCGGGGGTCGAGAGGTCTCTCTTGGGTTTATCCTCGCCAGTCCCTGGGGCGCCGCCTGACGGTGCAGCTTTCGGGAGCGCCAGAGCGCCCGTACGACTCTGCTTCTCGCGTAGGCGAATCGCTACATGGGGCTTGACGAGACGTGTGAAAATCTCATCCACGACCTCGATGTTTCCGCTGATGAACGCTTTCCGCAACTCCGCGTTTGCATTGATCATCGTTGTCATCGTCTGCTCGAATGGAAATATCAGCGCCGACATTTCATCGGTATTTGCAGCCTTGAAGCCGGCCTTCTTCGCGAGGGTAAGCACCCTCTCGTGCGCCCGTTCGTTCAGGCCAATCAAGTGGTTCGCCATGAGCGCAGACTGCGAACCAGCGACCTGGTCGATCCAGTCTGGATTCTCTTCCAGCAGATCGAGCATCTTTGCGAGGCCAGGCGCCGACGCCTTGGCCACGCGCTTGAGGTCACCATAGACCTCACGCATTACCTTTGGGTCACCCGCCGGAGCATCGTCCCCCTTGAGGGCGGCAACGAGCCGATCGACAAGCTGCATCTTCTTGGTCATTCCCTCGAATGACTCAGGGAGCTTGGCCAGTTTGGCCTCAAGCTCGGCAACCTTGGCCTGGAGAGCAGCCGTGTTGGGATCGCCCGTCTTGTCGTCCGTAACAGGCTTCTTCTCTTCTACGACAATAGGCGTTCCGTCGGGGTTTAGCCCATACGCGGCCCACGGGTTGACGTCTGCACCAGTGCCAGCACCGGCACGCGCTTCATCTTGTGGAGTACCTTGACCAATCACCTGATCTGGCATTGTCGTCCTCTCTTACCGATGCTTATACTTGGTAGCGCCCGTTGCCGCTGACTTCACGCTCGCAGGGCTAGACGCCTTCTGCATTGCAGCATGCGCGCCACAATCAGAACCTTTTGTGCCTGCCGGCTTGCCCATGACCTTTGCCATTGCTGTCTCCTTACCCGACGGACATGCCGCCGGCCTTTCTCTTGTTCTTCGTAGCATAGAAGACACTCTCAGCCTTCTTCTCAGACTTGTAGGTCTTCTTCATTGAACGCTTCACCTTTGCCGCTGAACCCTTCTTCCCGCCAAAGAACTTATCATACTTGCCGACGGGCATGACTACTTCGCCTTCTTTGCGGCGCTAGTCCCAGCCCGAGCCGCCGCAGCCTTCGTGCCAGTTGTGTTAGCGGAGAGCCCCGGTACACCACTAGGACCTGTAGGCTTATCCGTAGGAGCTTTGACCTTCGGATGCGACTTAGACATTAGTTATTAACCTCTGCGTTGGGATTAGACTCACCGCCGCCCATCTCACGGGTGCTTGCTTGCGCGGGTGACCCATTGCCTTGCCCGCCAGGCTGCGCACCGCCCATACTCGCAGCCACTCCAGCGTTACGCAAGGCCATCGGCGGTGCGTTGAGCACCTTACTTGCCATCAAGTCGGCCTGGTGCTGCATCATGTGCATGTACCACGCCTGCTGGATAATCATGGGCAGCTGCTTGAATTCATCCGTCATCGCCAGACGACGATGCGTCAGGAAGTGGACCGCGTGGTCGTCAACAATGGGGACGACGTGGATCGGCATGGTTACGGCCAGCTGTTGTGCCAGCACATCCACCATTTCAGGTGGAACCTCCTCGATCTGGTCGCCAACCCCGCGCGCCCATTCCAAGAACTGGGCGTTCTCTTTGTATGCGTGCTTGGTATCTTCTTCCACACCGGGGCGCATATTCAGCATCCCAATGTCTTCCAGCATCTTGATCTTTTGGGCTTCATCCATGAAGTCCAGCACGCCGACCTGGGCGAGTTCCATATACGTCTGCATCTTCTCGGTTTGTGTGTGAGGCCGAGTCGAACCTGCCTCAACCTCAACCTCGACGCCTTCGTCCCAATCCGCGCCTATAAACTCTTGGAATGAGAAGCCCCCGACGGCGTCACGAACGGCCATGAGCCGAGGCGTGTGTGCTTTCATCCGCCACACTTCGAGAGACTTCTTCGCCAGGGACTCGTAGCCGGCCTCGATGCCCTGGAAGACAGTTGCCCACCGCCCAAAGCCGCGCTCCTGGAGGGACTGGACGGTTCCTACAGGCGTCCGCGAACCCATGCTCCGTCCGCGCACAGCGGCGAATGCGCCGCTCAGCTCGTCGAAGCTTTGGCGGATGTCTTCAATGTACTTCACGAGTGACTGCGGGGCCTCGGCGCCAGGGACACGTTGGGGCTGAGCACCACCAACCGGCGTATACTCGATCTGGATTCCGATTTCTCCAGAGATACGCGACGGGTTGCTGTTTGCTGGGATCAGCCAGACCGGGTTAGCCACCCGCGTCATAATCAGCGTGAACAGTGACTCGGCCTTGTTGAGCTGGTACTGCTTCGGAGTCAGGTCGTCTGCTGGAGTAAAGCCCCACGCACGCCCGGTTACAGTCCCGAAACGATAGTGGACTATCGGGTAGTATTTACGCCCCTTGCCGTTTCGCTTGCGCCACGGGAAAGGCTTAACCTTCTCCAGCTCCTCCCCGCGATTGGTCATTGCCAAGTACAAACCGTTTGGGTATTCTTTGCACGCCTTTACGAACAAGCGAAACACTAGAACGCGCTTCGACCCAGTGTCACCGCCAGTTGAATGCGCGTAGGGTGATCCTGGGGTAACGCCAGGCGCCACGGACGCAATGGAGTCGCGGTGGATCGCTGAGGATGATACCTCACCGTAGCCGCCAAACCCTTCGTCTTGGACGTCTTTATCCCAAATGCTCTTGATCTGTTCAGTCGTGTACGACTGAAGCAAGAGAATCGCGGGCTGTTGCTCGATATCCGTGATGACCGGGTCAAGGAACACTTCAAACGGTGAGAGCGTCATGTACCGCATCTCACCACGAGGAACTTCTACCATCTGATCCGGCGAATCAACGAGGTATGGAGACGCACAATTTGGGCACACCGGATCGTTTGGCTTGATATCCCCAGGCTTCCACGTCGAGAAGCAGTCCTGACACTGCTCCAACGGGACCTGATCAACGCCCGTCTCTTCGCCCTCTTCCCACGCAATTTCGTGGAAGGCGTTACCCGTGAGGAGCAACCAATCGAGCATCTCCAGGCGCGCTGCCTTAAAGCCTGCCTCACGGAAGATCACGCGGAGCTGTGCGTCAACAGCCGCCGCACGGGCGACAGCCTCAGCAGCGTCAAGTGTCGGCAGCCCCAAGAAGCGCGGCTCGTGCTGAGCAATCGCCGACTTGACCGTATCAATCGTCGCCCGAAAGAGATTCGTAATGGGCGTCGGGACGCTAGGAGAAAGCTTACGCTGCCTCCACCGTCGCGCGCTTGAATCGTAGATAACCCACTGCTGGCCAAGGTAGAAGAGGATGTTTCCCCACCATCCGCGCTCTTGGAGCCACCGACGGTGCTTCAGCCTCTCGTGCCAAGCGCGTATCAGCGCTTGGTCGTCGTTAGAGGCTATCTTCACCTGAGCCATGTGTTAATTCCTGTGGGTCTGCGGTGGTCGCTAGTGCCTCACGCGCTTGCGTGCCGGCAAACCCCATTTCATCTTCGCTCGGCGATAAGAAGACATCCACCTGTCGCCTATCTTCCTCGAAGGGGTCTCTGTTTAGATCCACTGTGCCGCCCCGGGGAGGGATGCGCCCAGACATGTACATGGTGAGCTGCCGTACGTCGTCGTGTGAACGATCCACTTCAAGACGTAGCCGGTCGACTTCTGTCTCCAGAAGCGCGTTCTGTGCCTTGAGTGCCTCGATCACCCTGTCGCGTGCGTGCATCTCAGTGAGGAAGCGCGTCTTACCAACCCACATCATCATGCTCCCACCAGCCTGCTGCGTGTGTGGTATTCTCCCCGTGTAGCTCAGCCTCGTCGATACCTTGTGTCACGACGGATTCGTGTCCTTTGCGCTTTGGGAGTGTACGCTGGAGCGCTTCCCAGTGGCGCCGCGAACCGTCGTCGATGTCATCCGCGATGTCGAAGGCCGCTTCAAGCGTTCGCGTGTCAACCGCAACGACCTTCGTTGGGATGAACTCGAAGGCATAGCCGCCTGCGTCAATTGCGTGAAACTTCTGTTTGGATACGATCTTGAGGTCTTTAATAGCCCCTGTTGAGTCTACCATCTGCTGCCCGCGGACACGATACTCTGGGCCTTGGCGCAACAGATGAGTACACGTCCGAAACACTACGAGCCCGCGTTTCTGCGCTTCCAGGAACAACATGACACGCGCCCACTCGTCGCCACTTGATGGCGAGGCGGGCAATCCGGCGTTCACATACAACTGTGCAACCGAAATGGCGCCTAACTTGCGGGACAGCGCGCCAGTCGACCACGCGGAACGATCCATTGCGTATCCGAGAAGCCTGTGTGGCCCCGATTGACGCAAAATCTCTTGGCTGTGATCCTCAGCATCACGACCCTCGGCCCAGTACTCATTGTAAACGACTGGTGCATTGGGCGCCACGCCTTGATACACATCCTTATCGGGGTTCACCGCGACCCAAATGGCGCATGTCACTCCAGTGGAACGGGCGGGATCAACTCCAACCCACCGCGGCCAGTGTGCTGGCACCATGAAGGGGGCAATGACACGAAAGTCTGGAATTAGCCGGGACGTCCCGGCGTCCATTGTCGCGTATACCCAGCGAGCTTGAACCTCTGGTGGCAGCGACAGCAGCTGTGCCTTAGCCCCCTCGTCAATATTTGGGTTTGCGAGCGATGTGCCACGCAGCAAACGCCGGGTTGCGCTCATTGTTGGGCGCCCGTGGGGCGGCTCAAAGGTTAAAAAGCGCCGCCGGAGCCAATTGTCGCCTTCATCGTTCGCAATGGCGATCACGTGGCGGTCGCTATAGGGCACAGCGTTAAGCCGACAACGGTTCAAGAGCAGCTGATAGGTCTCGTACTGGATCTCTTCAGCCTGATCGATGACGACCAGACTGTACTCTAGGTTCTTTAGCTTGTCGAGCCGGTTCGGTTCAAGGTTGGCGAAGAGAATCTCAGCACCATTCTTGAATCGGACGACGTTTGTGCGCTCGCGATAGTCCCAATTTGCGGGCTTGACAATAAATGACCGGAGCTTCTTGTTTTCCACCATCTCGTAGAACATCTTCTTGGTGGTGTCAACCAGCTCACGGAAGGTCAATCGGCCAACCAGGACGAATGCACCCGGGTATTTCACCGCGTGGCGAAACGCTGCAACGCACGCCGCGTATGTTTTACCGGCGCCCATCCCGGTGACTGCCGCTACCTCATACTCAGGAGCAAGAATCAGCTCGGCTTGGACTGGATTATAGTCCTTCCCGAGTAAGTATGCTAGACTTAGCTTCTCCGCGTCTTCGGCCACGCTTAGACTCCAATGACCATTCCACCCGACGGGCCACCCTTCTTACGGTACGCATCAAGATCCAAGCCCTGGCTGGCGACGACTTTCGTTGGCCCTTTAGTGATCAGCGGGCTCGCTTTGGTGCCAGGCGGCGCCTCGTAGGGCGCAGGCTGATACGCTGACGCCGCGGTGTTCTGGTAGCCCGCCATTGCCATAGGAGATGGCTGACTAGGCGAGCGCTTCATCATTGAAGCGAGGCCAGACGTAAGCAGCCCGAGACCACCTTTAGCGAGTTCCTTCTGCGTGTCAGGGCGCTCAAAGAAGCGCCCAACTCCCTGACCGATATTGCCCATCGTCGCGCCGAATCCGCCCTGCTCGGGCGCAAATCCGGGCATGAAATTGGTAGGCATCGGCGAGTATTGCTCAGCCCATGGAGCACTAGCCCCGCCCAGGCTTCCTATAAAGTCCAACTCTGGAGTGACGTTCCATCCACCAGATGAGCCCACGTTGAATCCGCCGAAATCGGTTGGTCCAGCAGAACCACTCCCCGCGAAGTCGGAGCCGTAACGTAGTAAGTCTTCATCAGGATTGAAGTCAGTCTGGAAATCCTCGAAATAATCAGCCATCAGGCACTTCCAGTACCCAAGTCTAACGGTACCTCATAACCAGCACCAAAACCGCCAGTGCTGGGCATCCCGAATGCTCCACTCCCACCGAGCGCGGTATTGAGCGCAGCAGAGAGGTTGATAAGATTTTCATACTCGGCTTGGTCGTATCCGAGCTCGCCGAGCCCCGTGGAACGCGCGGCGGTCATGTCAGCCACCTTCTGCCCTACCCGCGCGTTGAGCGCGCCTAGCCGTGTACCTCCGGGGCTTTGCGCCAGTACGTCTAGATTGTGGTACATATTGCCGGCTCCCGCGTTTGGAATGTAGCGCATCGCCTCTTGACCCAACGGACCACGATAGATATCGCGCTGGCGGATATCCTCGTTGAGCGATGATAGTGCTTCGGGGTTTTGTCCTACACGTGATGGGGCACGTGTCTGTCCAGCCATCAATGGCGAAGCAAAGCTCGTCGGGCCCGGCTGTCCCTGCGCGAGTGTCATTCGTTCTTTATAAGCGTTGATGATTGCTTGTGCTTGGGGCGAGTAGCGCTGCCAGCTCCCGGGCTCTATAGTCCCGAGAGCCGCTTCCAACTCTTCTGGCGTTCCGGCTTCCTTGAGGTTGAGTCCAAAGGTGCCAAGCTGTTCAGCGTAATACTTATCCTTCATCGCTTCCCTTTGGGCACGCGAGGGCTCATCCCATCCGAAGATTTGACTAGCAGCATCGGAGAGCGCGGGACCAAACATGGCTACGGGTGGGAAGAAGCTCGTGCCCACACCCATGCCGATGTCGTGAATAGCTTTCCATGCTTTGTAGTCGGCCGGCGCATCTGAGCCCATTGTCTGCGCAGTATTGATTGCCGCAATAGCGGCCTGGATGTAAGGTGCGATATCGCCTATGTTGA